GTTTCCCAGTCACGATCGGAGCGCCAAAGTCTTGCTCATTGCTATAGTAGTTCATACGATAGCTGTTTCCTGCGTCCTGATAGCTTCCGTACTGGACGATACCTAGTGTATCCTTACCCATGTATAGGGTGCCGTTAGAAAGCCTCTCAAAGGCTGTAAGGGCTATTGCTGTCCATTTGGTTGCACGGTACGAACCGTCCTCTAAAGCACCTCGTAGGTCAAACACATAGACTTTACTAACAGCGGGTAAGGACAATAAGTAAAAGGCATTCTCAGGACTGTACACAGACTTAACACCTGTAGTGTCTGAGGGTACATCCGACATAAGGTCAGAACGTACATTCTTACTGATGTCACGTAATGGCTGTGACTTCTCCTGAATCAAACGACCTAACGACATAACACCTTGGTCGGATAGGAAGATTAAGTCGTCCCCTGTTTGCTGTACAGAGTCTCTAGCAATACAACCTACGTCAATGATGTCAGTCATACTAAGAGCATCCGCAGGAGCAGAGGCTCCGCTGTAGATAACAGTCTGACGCTTACCGAAGATAACCAATGAGCCGTTAAACTCCGCAAGAGCTACTGTCTCGTCCGAACGCCATACTTCAGTTAAGTTTAAAGAACCGCCTGCGTGGAAATCGTCCGCACCAACAGCAGTCCAATAAACAACGTACTTGTTGTCTGTTTTATCCGTAGCCCATAAACGACCTAAAGCTCCCATTGCTTCGTTAGCCTGTGGAGCTGTGTGGTTGCCTCCTTGACTATGCGCTAACTCAGCCAAAGCGCCAGTACCGTTTGTCTGCTTCAGTGGGACTTGACCACGTTGGAAGAAGTACACATTGTTGTTAAAACTTACAATCTTCCAATGATTAGACGTAGGAGCTGAATAACCAAGAGGGAAAGCCAGAGTAGTTAGTGTGGTTGTCCCTGTGTACAGTAAGTTGTTACCTGCGGAGTATACAGTCTTTGTTCCGTCATACGCAACGTGTTCATGTATAGCTTCAATAGGATTAGAGCCTAAGCTACCAGTGGATGTAGAGACCTGCGTGTGTCCCTGTCTGGCGGCAATACGACCCTGTTTGTCTATCACACAGTTGTCGGCTTGCTTAGCAAAGTTGGCTGACATACCGACAGGGGAGTCCTGTGTATTCAAGCCAAAGAATGCCGGAGCCGCAACTGATAAGGGTTGTAGTTGTTTACTCATACGTCATACCATATAGTTTCTGTAGGGAAGCGAGCCGCATCCATAGAGATAGCATCAGCCAAGCTAGATTTAGCCAAGGCATACAAAGCCTGAGCGGAAGCACCGCCAGTCTCACCACGTTCCTCTGCCGCCATTGCTGTAGCAAACTGAATCACAGGAAGGTAAGGGACAACGATATTATCAGTCGCCGCTGTCATCTCTTCTGACCTGTCTACAACATTAAACTTTAAGCTGTACGCTTTATTAGGTACAGGATAGAAAGCTACACCCATACCACCTACGTTCTCTACGTAGCCTGTGTACACATAGTTGTTAGGGACAGAGGCGTTAGCTGTGTTGACAAACTTGTCATTCTGTAAGCCTCCCTGAGTCCCTGCGTTTACATAACATTTCTCAGTACTGTTACTCACTGACAATGTTTTAAACATCTGTGACACACCACTAAGGTTGTACTCACGTTGGTTTTCTACAGTGTTTACAGCTATTTCCTTACGCAGTACTGACCAATCCCATGAGTCCTCTACGAGACGTACAGCGTCGTTTACGTAGTCTCCTACTAGCTTAGCGTAGGTAGTGGACGTAACGGAAGATACTTCGTCTTCGCGAAGCCTACGTAGCACTCTGTTTATTGCATTTAAATAATTCATCCGAATAGGTTCCTGTTATCAAAGTCACTTGCAAAGGGGTTACTGTCTATATCTTCCACTAATTCTTGTGGGGCTTGTCTTGGTTGTGTACGTCCTACGTCCGTAAACTCAACAGGAGAGAACTTAAACAACTCTGAGCTAAACAAACCGTCCGTAGTGCGTGTGCCTGACGGCTGTGCCACTAGAGCGCCTCCTCCGGTCAGTAGAGCGTCTTTAACAGGATGTAGTAGGTAGTCATCAATGCCTCTACCAATGGTCTGTACAGGCTCTTTAAACGGCTCTGCGGCCTCTGCTATTCCTGAGCCTACGTCTCTTACTACATCTTCCGTAGCAGACCCTACGTCACCTATTGTAGATAATACTGGGTCAGTTACGTCACCTATCTGTGAACCTACATCACGAACACCTGACGCTAGATTACTAACTACATCACCGATAGCACCTAAGTCAATGTCTATGTCAGGAGCATCCGGCAGTTCTATACCAAAACCACCACCTTCCTTAACATACTCCGCTAAGCCTGACTCTAGTGCGTCCTGTATGTTACCACCACCTGCTACAGTTCCTATGGCTTCCTCAACACCAGACATAAAGTCAGGGTCATCCAAAAGTTCCTGCGGTACACCTGCCTTTCCTAGTGCGTCTGCTACTGCTTCTGCCCCTCCTGCTTCCAGTATAAGGTCAGTAGGGTCTCCTGTAATTGCTGACGTAACAGCCGCTTGAGTTAAGTCTGTACCAATGTTAAACTTATCCATACCAAACGATGCGAGATTAGCCCAGTCTTCAGACTTTAGTGTCTCACCTGATGCCAGTTTTATACCAGAAAACAAAGCCTCTGATTGACCTCCTGTTGCAACATTAGCAATTAAGCGAGCGCTGGGGATAATAAATTGGTCTCTAAACTGTACCCACTCAGAGGAATCAGGGATAGGCTCATTAGCTACACCCATTCTATCAAAGTACTGTAACTGCTGTATTGAGTTAGCTGTTTTAGGATAGTAAATATCTTCAAACGCAACACCAAAAGTCTCAGGGTCTTCAGGATTACCCACTACTAATATATTGTCGCCTGCTTCGTAATCAGAAGCGTTAGGGTTTCTATAAATACTGTCTATCTTGTCAGAACCACGGGGAGCTTTAATTTCAAAAAGAAAGCTATTGCCTCCTGTCTTCTTTTCGTTTAAGTTGTACTCATTACGCCAAGCTGACTCATAGTCTTCTTTGCTAATCTTTTCGTTTTCGTACTGGTCTAACAAGTAAGCGGCTCTGCTTGCAAAGTCTGCCTCGTTATAGCTTTGTTTAAACTGCCCTAAGTTCCCTTCTTCCTTAAGTGTGTTTAAAGAGCTAACAAAGTTATCTTGTTGTTCTAGGAAATTATCCGCTATCAGGGTATAAGCATCGTTAGTAGTGTCTCCTGAATCAAACCAATCCTGAGCAGTCTGAACGTCAAGACCTCTACGCAACATTTCGTTATAAACAGTAGCTCGTTCGTATTCTTCTGTGTCTCCACTTACTAAACGACCACCAAATCTATCGTACTGTCCTGCTTCCGGTGTTTGAAAAACAACATCTTCAGTAGGTACTTCCATGTAGGGCAAGTCATCTTCTTGTTGGTCAAAGGCACTTTCTAAACCTGTAGCCATTACTTAACCCCCTTTGTCTTTTCGTATGTACGCAACGTACCTAGCCCAAGCATCCCCATAAGGACAGGCAACATAGTTGACAAATCTATAAGGGGAATAACGATTGGAGAACCGGATAAAGCAAGCGCAAAGTTTGCCATCGGAATAACAAGGAAGTTACCCGCCATTCCAAGGCAACAAGTCCAACCCACAGCGGGTCGCCAACCTGCGACAAATAAGTCCTTACTCTTTGCTTCAGCTTTGTTTACCTCTATCTGTGCTTGTGCTATTGTATGTGCTTGTGTGGCAATCTCGTGCGCTATACGTTGCTTAGTATCAGCGTCAGGTATTACCTTGTCTAATATAGTTGTTACTGGTTGTATAAGCGCACTGATGATTGACATTATTTTCTTCCTATAAGCTGTTGTACTGTGTCGGACTCGTAGATACGAATACCCATCCAGATGATTGTAAACAACGACGCAACAGGTGGTAGCCAAGCCGCTACTGACATTATACCTGTCGATACTGCTACTACATCTAATGCTTGTTTAGTTTCCTCAACCATGATAAATCCCTTTAGTTAGTAAGTGGTGACCACCCAGTGTTACCTGTGGTTGATGTCTTAGTGTAAAGATTGCCTTCAGCACTAGAATCAGTACGTAAGTACAACGAACCGATGTTTGCCGTGACAGTCCCATTAGGTGAACCTGAGCCTGTTGTAATAGTAACAGCACCGCCAAGTGTAAGGGCTGATGGGTTAGTTCCTAGCTCTACTACATTCGAAGCGTCGTCCTCTGTGTACAACCTTTTGTCCGCTACGTTGACAGCTAACTCACCTGTGTCTAAGTCTCCACTAGAAGGAGCGGCGGTAGCTGTCGTACTATACTTTGTAATTAATTTAGTAGGCACAATGCCCTCCTTATGTTATTGTAGCATAGACAGGTATAAAACCAAGACTAATTCCGTCCTCGTTAAATACTTCTATTTTCTTAGTAACCGTACCTAGTGTCGTACCTGAAGCAGAGTTACCTACGTGTAGTTTATCATCACTAACTACTCTTTCTGTACCACCAATGTCACCAGAGACTTTAACCGTAGCGTCTGAGTAGTTCACAGTAAGTTGACTGTTGCTAGTAGACCACTCTCGTATTCCGCCTGCAAAACCCGTAGGGTCATATATAGTACGCCCTACTTCAATAGGATTAATACCGTAATTCTCTACAGTAGGTTTAGTCATCATCAAGCTGACAGTGCAGTTGTGATTAGGATAAAAGTCAAACGTGTTATCCGGATTTGGTGGTACGCCGCTAACATCTTCTGGCGGTATCTGAATGTCTGTATATTTACGTAATCCATAGTATATGTAAGACTGGACAAGTTTACCTAATCCTGTTTCAATCAACGGATTACCGTTTACACCTTGCTCACCCGCAGGTATACTACCAATGTGACAGTTAGAGTTGATATGCTCAAACACAATAGGCCGTCCTTTGTAACAACCAAACTCACCGGTAGAAAACTTTAAGGTGTCAGCAGTTAAAGTACCCTGTCGTGTAAAGTGTAACAGCTTTTGATAGGCTCCTTCTAAATACAGTTTGCCACATACAAAAGTGGCTCTGTCCATAAGGAAACCACCCGCCCCAAAAATAAACTCGGCGTTAGTTGTTGTTACAGGGCATACATCTTCAAACGTACCTGACGTGCCGCTGTATGTTGCAATTTTAGTACAGAAGCCTTGCCCGTATGTCTCAGCGCCTTTTACTAATACTCTGTCACCTACTGATACAACCCCTGTGGTTGACGTTGTAAAAGCAGTGCTACCCGCAGTTGTACTAAACGTATCATCTTCTGTAGCCTTACCGCCTGCCAAGAAAGCCTCTACGCAGTTAAGGTCAAACGCCTTAGCGTAAGCATCTTCAGCACATTTGTTTACTCGTAGGACACCTACAGCACAGTCATCAAAACCGTTTACGTGTAGAAAGTTCCACGCTTGATAACATTTAATAATCTCTAAACGTGCAAACCAAGTACGAGTATACGGCAACACAGGGCCGGACGGTGGGTCATAGTCTTTCTCAGCCTGAAAGAATGCCGCGTGTAACTTAGTTACGTACAGGTTTTCAAAGTATCCGTTAAGTGCCTGAATCGGCCCAGTACCATCTTGCTGTGTCATAGCAATTAGGTTAGGAACGTAATTAACCTGACCACCCATAGCGGAAGTACCGCCAACGGAAGACAGTTCAAACAACCCTTCAAAGCTAGAGTAAGCCATGCCTTTAATATCAAACAGCACTCTGTAGTTACCACTACCATCAGGGTTAGGCTGTCCGTCCCCACCTCTTCCTGTAATCTCTGAAAAAGTAGATATGCTATTCTTAGCTTTAAAGCCTGCTTTCTTACCACAGAGTAAACGGATAGGAACACCAAATGCTACTGTCTCTGAAACCCCGTATACTTTTTCTTCAAGGTCAACAGTACCACCGCCGTTAGCCTGAACATCAGCTATCATAGCTTTAATAGCTACGATGTCGTCGGTAGTTCCATTATCACCTACAGCGCCGTAGTCACTAGGTTTAAAAGTTTCAGCGCCCACTAACTTAATTATTTTTTCAGAAGTGTTTTTTGTGTATAGTTTTCTATCAGTTACGTTTACTGCTAGTTCGCCTACTTCTAAACTGCTTGAAGAAGGGACTACGCCAACACTTGAACTATTTTTTGTAATTAGCTTAGTAGACATAACGCTCTCCTATTTTACCCATCAATAACTCCAAATACTTCCCAAGTGGCTGTTCCACCTATCTGGCCTACATTGCCATAACCTCTTACCCTACATATCCAAGCTACTGGGTCGCCTGTTGTGGTTGAGGGAGTAAAATCATAAAATAAATCGCCATTGTAATAATAGCCCGTGTTTGGCAAGTCACCACCATAAAAAGTCCTACGTGTAACTCTCACGACAGAGCCGTCTGCCGCTTGTTTGTACCTTAGGTCAGTCTCCCCCATGCTTGCAGGAGAAACAGGCGCAAGAGGTTTAACGTATAACGTATCGTAACCAAGGCTATCGTTGTCACCTACCTTCCACTCGCCATAAGCAAGGGAGCCAAGAGTCCCCTCATTAAGTATCATGTAGTTGTCTTCAATAACCTGCGATACGTCAGTCAGTCTAGTGCTTGCAGTTGTTGCTAAGTAATACTCGCCACTAGTAGATGATGCAGTCCAAGTTCCAACGGCTGTTGCTCCGGCCTTACGAGCAGGAATGTATGCCATCCGTCCATCAGCAAGAGTCCACTCTGTAGCGGCTTGAGTTGCTCCTACATTTGGAGCGTTCTTAACTAGGTTAGCTCTGTACAGTCTGCTAAATCTTGTGTCTCCAAGCCTTGCGTTCTGGTTAGTGTCAGATGTCAGCTCTCTATAAGCATCTTCAGATATACTGGTTTCTTTGCGCTGATTAAGTGTAATGAATACCTTGTCTGCTACAGTGCTATCAACAACAAAAGCCTCTGCAACACCCACGTTGCGGATATTCTTAGATGTACTAGGAATAACATTGTAGTCCAAGCCAACAGTAACAGCGTCAGCAGTAACCTTCAGCTCTATGCCTGATTGGCTACTAGCGGCAACAGTACCATTGACTGACATATTCTTAACTTTCTCAATGACAAACATAGCTTCGCCATCGTTGTTAAGGTTTAGCATATCGAGGTCGTTAATCCAAACTCGGTCAGGAATGTCTTGAGTAATAGTCTGACCTGTACGTACTCGCATACCTGCGTACAGAACATTAGGTGTAACACCTTTGTCTACTTCATTGTTGTTGATGCGTAAGCCACGGAAATCTACACTACCAATACCACCCTCAATAAGTATTAGGTCGCCTGCCGCTCCTTGCTGTGCGCCATCTTGGTACTTCTTGTTAGAACCATGAACCATTAAGTTGTTAAAGACTACACGCCTAAAGAAGTTTACTCGGTCATGGGACAGACGGAGATAAGTACCATAGCAACCAACAATCTGACAGTCATTGAACGCTATGTGGTTAAGACCGTCTACGTCACGATAGAAGGTAGCGGGGGCGTTAGTAACTGCTTGGCCGTAGTTTTCTCCTGTCTCAGGGTCTGTAGTTGTAATGTCATAAGGCAACTCTACAACTGTGTCGCTGATAATACTATCAACAGGCCACTCTTTAGTACCACCATCCAATCGACTACCCTGCACTCTAATCTTACGGTTGCCTGTTAGGCCAGAGAAGTTATCCCCTGTACCTGACAGTGTAAATCGAGTCTTACCTCCAACTGTGCTAGAGGTTGCCTGCGTGTTGCTAAAGGAGGGCATGGTTAAGTCAATAGCAGGGTTGTTCTCGTCACCACACATACGCACACAGAAGCGTCTAATGTTGCTTTCACGTAAGTTACCAAACGTGCCAGTGAATCTGAATGCAGAACCCTTGAGGTTAAAGCAGTTTACATCTTGAATAGACACCATGTCGTTACGGTCTTTGAAGTCAAACCCAAAGCCTGCATAAATACGGGACTGTCCAACAATACTAAACTTAGAAAACGAAGGAGACTTTAGTTTAGTTGTATCAGTAACTAGGTTCTGGTCACCCGTACTGTTAGGATAAAAGTGCGCTATCTGTCCAAAAGTATTATTTATTTCAAAAGCCGCGCCTGTGTAAGCATCAGACTTTAGTAAGATAGTTCTGTCACCTGCTCCTTCTACATCAATACCCTGAGTAACGGTAGCTAGAAGCCCTGCATACTTGTATGTCTTAGCCGCTAGTTTAACCTTACCCTTAGCCGCTATAGCCGCCGTAAAGCAAGCCTGAAGCGCCGTAGTGTCGTCTGTAGTGCCATCACCAACAGCGCCATACTGCTCAGGAAGAAACTCAGCGCCTTGCCCAATAACAGTTATAACCTCGTTAGAACCATCTTTGGTAAACAGTTTCCCATCGGCGAGATTAATCGCCAGTTCACCTACGGCTAGTTCAGAAGCCGCAGGTGTATCACCGGAAGTAGTACTATGTTTTGTTATGATGGAAGTAGGCATTGTTACTCCTCAGTAATTACTCTGGTCATCCCTTGTGTTACTAGGTAGTTATGAAAACTATCTTCAGTGTCTATAGCATAGGCTAGACCACTGTCAACAATAGTGTTGTACTCTTCAATAAAAAAAGGGCCAGAACTTACCCAATATTTACTCAGTCCTTTCTTTAAAGGAATATCAAAAAAATCATCACCTAGTAAAGCCTGAGCTTCTTTTTTATTTTTATTGGAAACAATTATGGTTGCGTACTTATTCATAAAGAAACTCCTGTTTCAGCGGCAACGTATGCTTCAGTAGACGCTATCTCATCAGCACTAGAGGAAGCTCCTCTTATAATAAGGCTGTAGATATGACCATCTAATTGAAAACCACCACCGTTGTTCCTAGCGCCTACGTTAAGAGGATAATTGCCGTAGTTTCCTGCCCCTTGACTAGTTGTTGATGAGTTTTTCTGAACACCGTCAACTCGAATAATTACAAAGGGGTCGCTAATATCACTAAGACCAGTAAGAACATTTGTCACGGGAGCAACATAATTATTGGCATTTGTATTAATAAGGCCAGTACTATCGCCTCTTGAAGCGTAACGCCATTGGTCTCCTACAATAGCGCTAAGTCTAAAGGAGCCTTCATTGCCGCCTGAGTTGTTTGATAACTCTGCAACATTAGCGGTAGCATCAGTGTCTTTCCTAGCTCCGGCAAAGACTGACATAGAATCAGTACCGCTGAAGTCTATAGTGTTTGCGGTTCTTAAGCCCTGAGCGCCTTCAAATTCCAAGTAATATAGACTACCGGATTGTCTTAGTGTGGGACGTTTATTAGAGGTAGCCTGTATAGCAGTGCTATTATTACCAGACTTATCTTCAATATAACCAACAGGTTGGTCAACAACAGCGTCAACTGTACCATCAGATAGTTGCTTCATAGAGGATAAGTCAGAAGGGTCATACCAAGCACCCTGCTCGCCATTAGCAAACAGGGATAAAGGATTAAACCCACTGGAGGATACGTTTGTAACGCCTAGTCTGTTTACACCTAAACCGTACATGGCTTACACCATATCGGTAATGTATGCAGAACCTGAAGCACCGCCGGTAATTACAGCAATGTTTTCTCCACCATATACGTGAACATACTCAATAGTGTTCGCAGGGAGATAAGCATCGGTAACAGCCGCAGGGCCAACAATTTTATAGAAGCAGTCAACAGTAGCGACAATACGGGCGACACGAACGCCTGTGGCTATACTGTTAGCGGCATTGGAAGTGCCGGAGATGGCAATTTTAGAAGTAGAGGTAGGACGTAGAACTTGAATTGGTTTTGCGTTTGAATCAATTGTCAAAGTAGACATAATAATTTTCCTATGTATATATAAGAAGGCGTGATAGCCCGAAAGTAAAAGGAGGCACCCTTATGGATGCCCCCAGTTTGTTACTTAGCCTGCTACATTGAGAATGAAGCCTGCGTCTGGACGGAAAGTTTTAACACCGTACAGAGTATCAGCAGTGTAAAGAGTGCTTAAGAACTCCTGCTTGTACTGAGTCTGTGAACGAATGCCCTGCTGTTCCGCAAGGAGGTAAGTGTCCTTGTGAATCAACTGAGCGGCACGTACGCCTGACTCTGGAGTAGCTACGTTAGTAGATACCATTACGTCAATACCGTAGATGTTACCGATAAGACCGTTCTCACGAGTTCCTGTGTTGGTGAAGTCGCTAGAAACGTAACGGTCAAGACCCATGATAGAGTTACGTACTGAAGGTGGGATTACGAAACAACGGTCGTCCATAGGAACGTCTGCGTCATCCATCTTCTGAATCAAAGCACGGAAGGCTTCGTCGGTGAAAGCGGTGTCAACACCACCCGCCGCGTATGCTTCCACACCACCACCGGAGGCTACTTGGAAAGAAGCACTGTTGACCCAAGAAGAGCCATCGCCATTACCAAGTGACTTACCCAAGTCCATGATGTCAGTGTCAATCTGACGAGCTAGGGCATAACCTGCGTCATCGGTGTAGAACTTACGTAGAGAAGACAAAGCCTGAGTCTCAGTAATATCTTCGATAAAACGTGAGTACTCGTAGTGCTTGTCGATTGCTACTTGTACGTTCTCTTCCAAGTTGTTCTGAATGGTGACAGCTACGTTTTCTGCTTTAACCGAGGCGTTACCACGTACAGGAGCGGGGATAACTACTGTGTCGCCTTTCTTACCAGTCATGCTTAGTTTCTTAACTTTAGGAGCAATAACTAGGCTCTTTTCATAGGCCGCTCGAATCTCGTCACTCCATAGAGTAGGGATGAACGAAGATGCGTTTTGACCTGATACTGCGCCGCCTTTTGCTGAGGTGTTGTCTACAATTGCGGTATTTAGTGGATATGTGCCTGCGCCCATAATAATATTCCTTATAAAAAAAGTTTAGGTTTTTACCTAACCCTATTCTCGGCATACGCTTGTGTGATTTCATCAGACAAAGCCATATACCTGTCGGGGTCGGTTTTCATTAGCTTAATAATGTCTGAGCGTCGATATACTTTCTTCGCTCGCTGTTCACCATTTCCTTTGGTGCTACCGGTAGAGGCAGTTTTAACAGCGGCTTTTCTGGTGTCCTTCTCAGCGGCTACAGTCTGAGCTACAACGCCTTGACGTTCCTTCCAGTTGGTAAAGAGTTCGTCTGCGGCTTCATAGTCATACTGTCGGTCTGCTTGAGCAAAGAGCTGTGTACGAATCTTAGAGGCTTTAATCCATTCAACAAACTTACTGTCCTGTACAATCTGCTCCATGTCAGGATGACGTGATTGCAGTTGTGACATTGCATTAGTACGTTGGTTGTTTAGAGTTGTTTCCTCTGCCTTCTTAATTGAAGGATGATTACGTATAGCTCTTTCGACAGCCTTGTCGGGGTCAGAAAAGAAATCAATATCTTCGTCTTCAGATGTTGTAGGTTGTTCTGGTGTTGTGTCGAGTTGTGTCTGAATATAACTATCAACTACAGAACGTAACTCCCCTACTTCTCCGCTTTGCTTTCCTAAGAGCTTCTCAGCTTCTTGGTGCATCCTTACAATCTCAGCGGTTGACTTTCCTTTGTACTTCTCAGGGATAGTGTCTGGGAAAC